GATTGAGGAGTAAGTGTTCGCGGTCGTCTGCTCGACATCGTTCCCCGAGGGGAAGGTGAGCGTCTCCGTAACCACCGCCCCCGCGTCACTCAATCCGTTAATTACGAAGGAGAGCGGCGACGTGTGCGCGGCGGAGGACGGCGTAATGTCGAGCGTGCTACTGAGTGACATATCGCTCACATCTACGCTTAATGATCCGTTGTTCATCGCGCCCGTTGTCTGACTCCATGAGAGCGAGAGCGCAGAGCGCGAGGCCGCGAGGGTGACTAGGGTCAACAGAGAACCCGCGTAATACACGGAGGCGAGGTCACCGCTTTCGATCCCCTCGAAGATCTCCTCGAGGGAGTCGCGGTTCACGGTGATCTTTACTTGATCCGTGTTCTCGTTCTCGACTTTGACCGTCGTTCGATTTCCCCTCGCGCCGTAGAGCTTGCTTTTCACGCTGAGCGCGTTTCCGCTGTCAGCGTCCAAAAGCACCGCGCTCGCTTGGGTCGTGGGCTGCACGTTCAGGAAGCTCAAAGAAGCGACGCCAGCGGGGACGCGCTCGTCTTCGCTTGGGTTGAACGCGATCGAACCGAGGAGCGCGAGCTCGGGATCCGTCGGGTCATACGCGACGAGATCACTCGCACTCGTAAACGCGAGCGCTTCACTCTGTTTGAGCGTGGGGAAGTCGCCCACGATGCAAAGATTCCCCGTACTCGGTTCTTGACCTCCGAGCGAGGAAGCGTCGACCGCCGCGTAAACTGCGGGACGGTAGACTTTTAAGCCGTTTAAATTCAATGATGCAGGCATCTAAAGCCCTCCTTTTTTCGGATTATATCACACATCAACGAGCCCCTGATTTCCTTGACCGTCGTCTTGATCGCTCGACAACACAAGGAGAGCATCACCCGAGAACACAGGGACTTCAAACTCTGCGGAGTTCGGGATGGGGATCGCGATGCGACGGTCTGCGGAGTAGGTGAGACGACGCACGAAGATCCCGAGTTCTTCGGCGGCGAGTTCTTCCTCGGGAGCGAGCGCGTCCGCGCCTCCATATTCAACGAGATGATAACCCGCGCGATGGAGAGAGCGGCGAGCGATCGCGATGCTCGCGCGTGCGAGAACTTGGTAAACGCGCACCATATCGGGAGTCTTCGCGAGTATCGTGATCTCACAGACCTCGCGGATCAGATACGAATCAACCGCGCCTTCAGCGTTGCGATTGTCGAAGTCTCCGAGAACGGTCTGCGTCACAGACTCGGAGAGGTGCGAGACGATGAGCATCGGCGTTTGATCCGTACCCCTCGCGTTTCTCAAACGAAACTCGGGAAAGTGGTCACTCAGCTCGGAGAACCACGCACCGAGGACCGCGTCGGAGACTCCCGCAAAGAGCGCTTTGAACTCCGTCTCTCGGGTCTTGTAGTACCCAAAACCCGCGCTAAGTACGTTGATCGTGTTCAAGTCGAGCATTAATAAACCTGTGCTATGAGTGTTGGAAGTTGTCTCGCGACCTCGTTCATGATACGCCGCGCTCGAATACCGCTACTCATCCACGCATCGGGGTCCGTGTTCGAGTAACTCGCGGTCCTCCATGTCTGATAACCGCTCGTCTGCATGCGCGGCTTGCCTCCCTTACCTCGAGAGTAAGTCGAAGCACGGCGAACCATACCCGCGAGGGGGTCGCTTACATGATGCGGCTTGAGCTTGGGGACCATGTTCGGCGGAAGTCGCCCCCCGTATCTCGTCATCCTATTCGCGTCGGTCGTCGTCGCAGCGAGTCGTCGAGCTCTCTGCGCGACCTCTTTCCCGTAGTCTGCTTTGAGTTGCTTCGCGGTGCGACCGAAGGGAACATGTAAATAAAGGCCGCCGTCTTTTCGTCGCCTAATGTTACGCGTTGATGCTCGTAGTAAATATTTACGCACATCATACGGACCCGAGGTCCCGATTCCCCCGCTCCCCATCCCTTGCTCTACCATGTGAGCGAGAATCGCCGTCGATGGAGACGCGGGGAGGCCGCAGACGAACCCGCGCTCTGTGAGGTCTCGAACCTGTAGAGATCGCTTGTACGCATCGAGAGACGTGTTCAACTTCTTGCGCGCTTCGGCGGTCCACTCTGCGAGCACGAGATCCGCGAGGACTCGCGAGCGTCGTCGTGCTTCTTCTCCCGAGAATCCGAGGGCTTCAAGGATCTGCGCTCGATTTACTTCGATCTGTGGCATTTCATCCCCCTAAGAATTCGAGGGAGCAATGTACTTGAATCGGGAGTAAAAGCGGGGTCTCTGTCGCTTGTTTATGTTGTTTCACCGAGTCGCGGTGGACGTGGGGATGATCTGCGACGTAGTACCGAGGCCGCGCGAAATAGGAGACGCTGTATCGCGTACCTTGTGAGGGCGCAGAGCCCAACGCATCACCGAGCGTGAAATCGAGCTCCCCGTTATTGGTGACGGTGAAATCAACTCCTTCGCTCAGCGCGTCGGCCTCCGAGCTCGTGCCGTCAGCGTTCGCTTTTTGTAGACGCAACACGCGCGCCTCTGTAAGCCCCGTAGAGAGGTCTAGCGTGCGCGCTTGGATGGGGTAGCGCAGCCCCTCGACCGCGTTCGCTGTTCTCGCGCGCGTCTCACGATATACGCGGACACTATTGAGCACCGTGAAGCGGTCGCCGTATGCGGGGAGATGTTCAGGAAGCGTAGAGATTTGGACCATCCCACGCGCATATTCACCATACACCGCGAACGCCTCGGTCGTTGATGAGGACGCGGTGACGATCGCGCGGATCTCTTGCGCGCTGTGCCAGAAGTACCCCTTACCGTCGCAGAGCGCGCAGTCGGGTCGCGCTTCCCCCGTCACCTGATCGCTTGACGCATAACCCAGAGAGAGCGAGAAGTCGCTCGAGTCACGCGCACAAGGACACTCCGCGCACTGTTCCCAAGAGAGATCGACCCCCTTTGTAAAGATCAGCTTACGGAACTTTTCCGCGTCGAAGTCGAAGCGCGGTCGTAACTTCGAGGGAGCGCGCGCGGGAAACGTCGACATTAGATCACCCCGAACTGAGTAACGCGATACTGAGAACGAAGCCCCGTCATCAAGAGCTTGTACTGTTTATCGAGGTTCTCCGCGCGTGCGGAGTAACCTGAATACATCGCGCTTGAAGTCGTGCCGACGCTCGTGCTCAGAGAGTCGACGCTTACAGACTGCGACGCGATACCCGCGCCGAGGATCAAGTCACCCGCAACATGGAGGAGCAACAACGTCGCCGCCTTCACCGCGACCGCTTGCTTTAGATCTGCGGGGAGCGTGTCCAACGTCCACGCGATCACGAGATCCTCTCCGAGCGCGCTGTCAATCGAGAGCTTAAAACCGTCGTTGCCTCGAGACGTGACTTTTACGGATGCTTGATCCGTAGTCACGAGATACGAGAGAAGCACACGACTCGGGAGCGTCACAGAGACCTCGGTTTCTCCTGCGGGGATCGTCGCCGTCCCCGTGCGCTCGTCAAAACCCGCCGTGTAATCAAATTCAAAATACGCGGGGATATAGTCCCGCGATTCATAAATGCCGAAGCCCCCCATCAAGGGGACTCCAGCGCGGAAGAAATAAGAGCCGAGTGACTCCGAGCTCGGGATCAAATGGATTTGTCCGTGAGTCGTCGAAGTCGCCGTGAGCCAGCTCGTCGGAATCTCGACAGACTGGAACGATCCGAATCGGATCGCCGCACGCTGAAACGAGATCACGGGGCGATAGTCGAGACGAAAAGGCCAGTAACTATATTGACCTTGACGCTCCGCGTCGTGGCGCTCTTGCGTCACTTGGAACGGTTCGACGTTGATCCCGAGGTCGCTCTCTACGTGGCGGATCGCGGCTTTTATTGATTGGGTATATATGAGATCGGGGTAATCCGTCCCATCGTCGAGAGTGAGATCGATCCCGAGTAACACCGTATCCTTGATAAAGTCCGATGTGATTTGTGTGTAGATACCCATGAATCGACCTCTCCGTCTCAGTCCTCTTTTTTACGTCGGCGCGACTTCTTCGGAGGCTTCGGAGGCTCCGACGCTCGCGCAGTGAACCCGATCGCGTCGGCCCATTGATCAAGCGCGCTCTTCGCGAAAGCGTTCAAGCGACTCTCGTCAACGAAGCCCTCCGCGTCGATGTGAATCACACCTCGACCCGAGCCCACGTCGAGCGCGCATCCTCTGAGATTGTCATGTTGCCAACGCATCGCGAACCCTTAATTAAACGGTCGTGTCAAGCATGCCCGAAGTCTGAGTGACTCCCGCGTTCTGGAGAACGTAGCACTTTGAGGGGACTTTGACGATCGGAGCACCGAAGAGCATCAAGAGGAACGGCTTCGCGGTCGCGGTCTCTGCGAGCGGACGACGGAAGAAGTCGAGGAGTCGAACGAACTCCATGACCGTGGGGTCGTGCTGTACGAAGACGATCTTTGAAGTGTTCGGAATCACCGAGTTATCATCGATGAACACAGTCGGCGCGCCGCTCGCGTTCTTGATCTCTCCGATGAGTCGCGCCGTCGAGTAGTCCACCGCGCCAGCCGTCGCCGCTTTGTCTGTGCGATAAATCTTGTAAAATACGGCGTCCGCTTGGTCTGCGAGTGTGATCGTGACCTTCTCGCTAAGTGCCACCTCAACAGCCGCGGCGCTGTTTACGGGCGCGCTGAATCCATCATTCGAGACGGAGACGATTCGATAACCGTAGAACCCCGCGTCATCACCAGTAAACTTCCCATCAGTTCCCGCCGCCGCGACTGAGCTGATCGTCGCACCTACGGGCGCTGCCGATGAAGACGCGGCGCTCGGTGCGCTGTATGCGTTGAAAAGGAAGGGCGCAGACTTCACGGGGACGGGTCCGTAAGGGCTCATGATGTTGAGCTCTTGAACCCCATAGGTCAAGCCGTCCGCCGCGCGGAGTGACGCGAATTGATCGTGTCGACCAAACTGAACCGCGAACTTGATCAACTCCGCATGGATACGGGGCTCGACGTAGATGCAATCAGGGCGACCGAAGCGCGGCGCGCTTTGGATCTCGGAGAGCACTTCTTGAAGAAGTCGAGGAGTCGGTGACTTACCGCGTAGATCGAACGTATTCGCGCCGCTGTTGTGGCTCTCGATTTGCTCGATGATGCCGTCGAACGCGAGCGGGTTGACGTCCTCTTTCGCGTGCCAGAGTGAGCGCTCGAGCTTCTGCATGAGTCGCAGAGTTCCGCGCTCGGTCTCCGCCGCGATCGCGTTCGCGTTGTTTCCGATGAGTCCAACGAGTCCCGCTACGTCGGTAACCTCGCGACGCTCTGCGAGGTACTTCACGCGGACGCTCTTGCGCTCGTACTCGGAGCGGTTCGTCGTTCCCGCGCTGCCTTCAGCGATGAAGGGCTCGAGATCAAGCCCGTG